CATACCAATAAGTAAAGAAGACCACATCCTTGCCTCTCTTTTTAGCTTCAGTTGCCACCTTCCTTAATTCCTTACCGCCGACAAAAATGTCATCTGCGTCAAGCCAGAGAATATAGTCCGTACCTTTAGGCGCTTGTGAAAAATTGAAGTTCCTTGCCTTGCTAAAATCTCCAACCCACTTAAAATAAGAATATCTATATCCTTTCTGTCTACATAAAGCTTCAATCTTGCTAACCTTTTTTCCTGTCGCCGTCAAACAAACATAATCAACATAAGGTACAATTGAAGCCAAACAATTCCTTAATATTCCTATCTCAGAATCGTCTTTGACGATCATGTTTAAACTAATTTTCATGTCCAGTTGGAATTGTGTAACATAGGGAAGGTCTTAATACATTTTCTGATAAATTTCTTATTCGTAATTTTTAGTTTGGGAAAATACAATTTAACCATTGAAAATAAGCGTGGCGGAAAAGCTATCGATTTTTTAAAACCACCCTTAACACTCTCTTTTAAGCTTCTTTCAACCGATAAGTCCATCTTAACGTCTTTTATCCAATTCTTAAACTCCTGGGGGTACGTTTTCATCCATACTTGAATTATCTGCCCTAACATATTCCAACAAACTAGGGACTTAACATCCCATGACGGCCTGCCAAACCTCTTATAAATATTATCCAATCCTTCTACCAAATAATCCTCTGTCGTCTTGGGGCGGTACTGTTGGAGGCTCCTCATGCCGAATTATAACACAACAAACCCCCCATGAAATCATGAGGGGTTATCACGCTTAACCCTTCGCCAGTTCTTGCCACATAGGCTCTCTGCCAGTTAAGAAGGAGTATTTGAACAATTCTTCACGAATTGCAAATACCGACAGTGATCCTGCCGCAGCATTGACGTCTTTGTGTGGAAGAATCATGATGGATTGACCCACCTGTGAATCGTACACTTGGACCTCAGCTGTTAATCTTTTCTTAATAGCTTCGACGTTTCTGGTATTAGTGGTAAAGCCGGAAATTCTCCTCTTGATGACCATAGGGCAGAGGAATAAGTCTGCCACATAGTCTGACCCAACTTTATCCCATGAAAGATTCATGATGTCGTTCAGGGCTTTCTCAGTAAAGGAAGTTCCAGAGTTTAGAGCACTCATGTTGGTTGATATACAGCCAACAATTCCTCTCATTCCTCTTGCCGTACCAGAAGCACCGGAAGCAACTGCACCGTTAATCGTAGAATACTCCATCTTCGACTTTAGCCGTTTAAGGGCTTCGGTCTTGTGGAAGATATAGGGGTCTTCATGAGTAGCGTGGTCTATTGCTCTCTGTGTTCCAGAAACACGAACTGAAGAAGTCATTATAGCAGTAATATTGTTGGATCTCGTCGGTTGAGTCAAGGTGCTGTAGTCAGCCGCATAACCTTCTTGAGTAACAGAGTTACTGGTTGGTCGTGCAACATTATGAACTACCCACTCATGTAGAGTGTTGGTAGCATCTGGAGCTCTACCGAGATTTGACGTTAGGTAATTATCATACGAAGGAGAAACGTCTCTCAAGATTGAAAGAAGTGACTCACGTCGAGATGCATCACCATCGGTCATTAAACCCACGGTTGTACTTGCCATATTTTTTCTTCAAACTAATAACTTAATAGCCAGCTTTCTTCATCCTTTCATACATGGCTTTTCTATCTCCCTGCATTGTGCCTCTAACAAGGTCTTCGTGAGAAGTACCCCTGTTGGGGGCGGATGAGCCAGAGGCATTTATTTGCTCTTTAGCTGTGGCCGTAGCTTGATTCTTCTCATTGGCTTCTTCCTCAGCCTTTTTGGTGTCGGATTTATATAGCTTTGATATCTCATCGGCAGCAAGATGTACATCCTGTTCACCGCGAGTCATCTGCGATATAACACGGTCTCTTACGAGATCGAAAAAAGTCGGATCAAAGTCTTTAGATTCTGGATTGAGGGAGGGATAGTCCGCGTGGACTCTTCTCATCTCCTCAGTCTCAGTATACCTGGCGACTTCCTGACTTGCTCTTTGTGCAACAATCCTAGCCTGTTGGGCTTCGGCTTCTGCCTTTTTCAAAGAATCTTTTAAACGAGCAGTATCGACATATCCTTCAGCGTCAACGAAATCATCTACCTTCGCCTCTTGCTTAACCTGTTGTTGTGGTGCTATCGGAGCTACCGGCGGCACTACTCCTTGAGGTCGGAGACTGTCTAACACAGATTGCTTCTTTTCCGCTTGCTTTGCGTCTAGTTTAGCTTTGAGTTCTTGGTTTGCCATTTTTAACTTCTCGAACTCCTTTGCAGTTCTTTCTTTGGTTCCTTCGGGTAGCTCTCCCTCCGTTTCCTCCGCTTTCACTGCATCGTCTGCTGGTTTATTATCGGTTGGCAATTCCGTCGGTGTTTCCTTCACCGTATCTTGCCTAGTGGTTTCGTCTGACATTGAAACCTCCTTTACTGGTACTAAATTATTAGTGCTCAGTTTTACATCGGAGCATCAGATGTGTACCTAATTAAAGGATATGCAAAAACAAGGGGGGTTATCAACCTAAACGTACTTATTCTTCTTCAATCTCTCCATAATGTCGTCTTGTCTTCTCTTTCTGGCCTCTTGAGCTTCCCTAAACAAATGGGCATTGTCGTCCCTGTGTTTTTGTTGGCGCCTAACTTCTCTTTTAGCTATTTCTATATCAGTTAGCTTTTTCATTTCTCTCCTTAAATGCTTGCCACAACGTTGCTATGTTTGGCCCCTGCCATTCAGCGCCGCATGACTTGCAATGAATAATGTTACCCGACAATATCACATCTTTGTGTTTACATTTCTTATTCTTTAATTCAATCTTGTACTTCTCGCCATCAAACTGACTATCTTCTAGTGGAGGTAGTTTAGATTTCATAATTTTTATCCTTGCCTAATTGCTGTTGCAGATTCTTGATTTGTGCCTTGAGCCCATCTTCACTTAAGTGTCCCAAAATCTTCTTACTTATCTCGACCTCTGCCCTTTGTTGGCAGTAGACATCATAGAACTTATCTCGGCTGTCGTACTGACTGGGGTCTGGCCATTCCTTGATTAAAAGGAGCTTGAGGTATGGGAGCATTCCTGTTTGGAAGTCCGGGGACTTGACTAGCCTGAGAAGCGCCTGCAACTTGCCCAATGCCACCTGCTGGGGCTGTTTCAACTGCCTCGAAGTACCTTTCGCTGTCCTTGCTGCCATTATTTTCTAGTATAGAAACCAATAATTCCTTTATTTTAGGACGGTATCCTTCTAATTGCAACATTTGACCCACCTGAGGATTCATCAACATCTCAAAGGCCCTTTGTTGACCCTCTCGCATTTCTTCATTAGCACCCGCAGCCATTGATTTAACGTCACTTACATAGTCGTATGCCCCTTCCAGATCATTTTCTGTAACAACCAGATCAGCACTGTCTTCTAATTCGCTTACCTTCATCTTGGGCTTAAACCCATCTTCGTCCGATACGGGATATTTGGGCATTTTACCTGCCTCTACCATCTTCATTATGTCGTCATTACCGACATTTCCATCTTGCAGTTGAATGGTCTCCGCTATTAAGCTCATAGCTTCTGGGTCTACTTCAATTTCGTCCATTCCTAACCGCTTAAAGTATTCAAACGCCTCAGTTCCCAATATCTTGAAGACAATCTCTTTCTTTTTGGGATTACTGAACAAGAATTGTTTGTTATTGCTTATCCACATACTCATCATATCTTCTATACATTCAGCTAAACGGTTTTGGTTTGATTGGTCTCTTATGTTTTGCTGTTTGGCCGTCTGCCTAACCTCTGTAGCCGTCTTGTCGGGGTTAAATGGATCTATTTGGCTAACTCCTTGTGATAAGTCCCCCATGGCGGTGTTAAAAGCACTCACCAAAGACGAGTAGGTTGTCTGGAAATAACGCAATGCCTCTCCGCTACCCCTCATTTCCTCTATCGCATCGGGCCTATCAACTAACCACTGAGCTTCTGGGCCATAAATTATGGTTTCAATTCTACAAGCGCCACTTATTATCTTTAATGGAGGCCTGATGTGATTGTTCATATTGTCTAAATAGCCACACAAGGTCGCCTGAATGGCCCTCCAAAGCGGCAATACGGGCTCTACCTCACTCTCACCCAACGGATCATCACTCAACGGATAGTATTTTAGCTGTACAAACGGTATTTTGCCATGATTGTTGGGGTTGTCTATCTCTCTTAAAATAAGATTGTGTCTAGGACTAAAAGTTATCCACTTGTCTACTCGATATTCGGTTACTATCTCAACAACAGGAAACGACTTATCTTCGCCTGTTCTATCAGGTAGTCCCTTATTGCCCAATAGTCGACTCTGGTAAGCATTGTCTCTCCTATCGCTTCTGGTATCATCTTCACTCTTAATGGCGCTAATCAATTTTGACAATCCTGGGTACAACTTTCTGTCTTCTTCAAGATCTTCAACCTTGGCCCATTCCCTAAATTGAAACCATTTGGCATCTCTTATATTATGGCAGGTAGGATCAATACCACAATCTCTTATATCCTTTGGTTCAAACTCGTTTCCCTCAAAGGTTACCTTTTTGCCTTCCTTAATTACTTTCCACGGAACAAAGGCAAACTTGCTTGCGTATAGTCTGGCATCCATGTCCATATCTGACCATTTGGATAACATTGTACCTCCATGTGTGGCACTGTCCCACTGAAAATCAAGCACGGCGTTATTAATCCTTGCCTTGAGGACATCTCCGCCCTCACGGGGAACTAATCGTCCCCTCAGCTTAGAATTTAACAGTCGGCCATTTTTCTCATTTAAAGAAGTCCTTATGCGTGGGTCTACCACCCTCGCCGTATAAGGCCAATCGCTTGGCAACTTCCCCCAATAAGCATCAGTTACGTCGTTATAACCATTCTTGCGATTGAGACGCCTCTCCATGTCTGACGTCCATTGGTTATAATGCTCTTTTACTTCTAGTATTGTATCCATAGTTTAATCTACCTAATCCCAGACAGGGTTATCAACCCACATCCCCCCTTTAATAGAAACTTTTACTTGTGTTATCGTCCACCCGTTATGCAACCTTGACCAACACTTAGAACAAACACGAATATAGTCCCTGTCTCCAATATGGTACATGTAGGCCGGCAGTCCCTTGGTTTGCTCTTCTCCACAAACCTGGCAGTACCAGGTATCTAAGCTCTCCTTAACAATTCCCTTTCTTGCCCCCCCATACTTGGACCACCCATACATTTGCTTAGTAATACTGATTGAAACGTAAGAAGCTAAATTGACCATTTGTTTTTATCGTACTTAGGCACTTCTTGCCTTTTCTTATAACTCATGGCGAAATATCTGATTGCATCCATTGCATCATCTTTAACCTTAAAAGGAACTTCCTTGATTGTACCAGTGTCGGCACTCTTGTTCTCCATCCACCTATATCTTTCAAACTCGTCTGCTATCCAACCTAAGGCCTTGTTAAACATCAGTGTCGGTTTGCCGGTATCCTTTCTTATCTTTAATAACTCTGCCACCTTGGCTATTCCGTGTTTTACACTATCTGGTCCTTTCTCTACTGGATTGAAGCTGACACCAAACTCCATTAATTGTTGGATAGACATAGGTTGGGCTGAATCTGCTACTGGATTTGTGATTATCCTACCAGCATCTTTAGTCTTAACCACGTCGGCAATCTGGCGTTCCGTCATCCCCTCTTTATACATTCCGTCATAAGCGTAAATCTCCTGTCCGTTGTTATTCATGGCAAAGTAAATAAGTGCTGATTTGTGTCCATATCCAAAGTCTAATGCCCTGGTGTACGTCCATCCTGGGCCTTGTAATGAATCAAAATCTGGCATCTCTACCATGTGAATATCTCTTTTAAATTCCTTGTAAATCAGCCCCTTCATCTTTCTAAACTCGCCCAACCACTCTTGAGCAAATGAGTCTGGGTCCATTTCTTTTTTAGCGGCATCAATCTCTTCTTTGGGGATGTATGGATTGTCATACGAAGTGAAATGATGATAACTCCAGTCCTTCTTGGCCATCTCGGCTAGTTCCTTGAAGTGGTTGAACCCGTTGGGAGTACTGATAAACATCACCTTTGCTTTACTGTCTGCTAGTGTTGGCCTAATTACTTGCCACACGCTATCCCACTTGTCAATAAAGGCTACTTCGTCAAATACACAAAAATCTATTTTTACCCCCCTTAGTGAATCTGGGTTGTCCGCGCCCTTAAGCAATATCCTTGAGCCGTTCTTAAAATAAAGAGTAAGTTCTGTCTCGTTACGTTTCTTTAGTGCTGATTGTGGTACAACGTCCCCCAACATCATCCACATGATTGCCTTAGCTTGTTTATAGGTTGGGGCTACATACCATATGTCTGCCTTCTTCTT